ACGGCTTCGAACTGTCGAGACTATCATCACCATTGTAAACATACGTATTTCTCAGTTGAGCATATTTATCCGCCGTGATGGTATTGGTATAAATTTTACCTCCATCTATATAGGTTGTATCCTCTCCACTTGCCCAATCACCTGCCCATTTCTTGGAATCTGTTTCAGAGATATGATCTGCAGTATGAACTTCATGTATAATAGCCATGTCAAAGTAGCCAATACTGCCAGCACCAACAGAATGAATATGTAATCCTATATACATTCTAACAGCAGTTGCTGGAATGGTAACTGTGCAGTATGTTTTTGCGTAAGTTGTGCCTGTAACAGCATTAGATGATTCTGTTGAAACCATTTCGCCGTTTTTGTCTTGAAGTATTATATAAAAATGTAAATCTCTATTACTTCCAGCTCCATTTTTAACATAACCAGATATCTCATAAATTTCGCCTTCACTTACTTTAATATATTGATAAATGACTTTGCTTCCACTGCCCTCACCAGGATATTGATATTTAGCAACCCAATTTCCTACATAAGCATTTGTGGCATCTTCTATAATTGACCATCCTTCTTGTTTTTCCCAATATGAATCTCCTAATTCAAAATTCGGATTATCAAGCAGGTTAGACAAGTTATTTGATGCAAGACTTTGATTGCTCGCTTCGCCTAAATTTGCAAGTTTTATATCTGAAACAATAATTTGACTTGCCGTTATCGTATCCGCCTGTATTAACCCTCCGTGTATAATCTTTCTACCAAAGGCCGGATAAGCCGTCCCTTCATCGTTATATGCCATAAGCCACTTATCCGAACCAATCGCATTAGCAAGCGTGTCTGTTCCGTGAAAAGTGTTATTGCTGTCGTTCTTATCCCAATAGATATATTTGTTTGTGCTGCTGTCGGCAATTATTTCATACGTAACTCCTTTATAAGTTAGTAATATAGGATTTTCGTCATCATCTTTGGCCCAACTAATCGTATCACTTTCGTTACCACTCCACGCCAGATTCTGCGTTATAGGAACATCCATTGTCGGCAGTCCCTGTATGTATTTAGGATATTCTCTGCGTATCTGGTCAAAACTCGGTGGCTTGGTGGCGACATCATCGCTTGTAGGTGCGTCATAGTCAGATATTGGTATTGTTGGATCGTCACTGTCATAGGTATATATCTCTTCATTGTACTCAATAGCAGTAATTTTTATCCTTTGCTCCTTGCTCCTGCTTAAACCAATAACTCTATATTTTCTCGCCGTGTCATCTGATGTTCCGTAGCAGTAGATGTTACCCGCACTTGGATTAGTTGTCCACGTATCCGTTATTGTAATAGTAGTGCCATCGACGCTACTAACCGTGTGCTCTTCTATCTGCTCTTTTTCGGCGCTCGGGTTATAAACTCTTACTAAAATCTTGTCTGTCCCCCCGCTTGCTGTAACTTCCTTATCGACTACGACAGTATTATTTGTAGATGATACAACTCTGCCCCCCTCCTTCCAATCTGGCACATCGTGCTGGACGTATATAACGTCCCCTATTGTGCAGGCAATAGCATCAATATCGGCTTCAAATTCAATTATGGATTTCAGTAATATATTTTGCGCCAGCCGAAACATAGCTGCCCGCCATGCCTCAGATTGCTTCGTAATACCAAAAAGCTCAAGTGTAACCTTGTTCTCAAAACTGCCCGCAGAACTATTATATACTGTAAACGGAACCCTCTCGTAATCCTGCAATTCATCTCGATAATGTACTTCAACCTCGCTTGCTCTTTCCTCTTGTGCCAGAAATGTTCGCTTAAAGCTATCCTTAATGATATTCCCCACGCTAAACATTTGCGTTACGGTTGTCGACTTGTCGATAACAACAGAATATTCCGTCCCATTTTGTATAATTATACATCTTGCAATCTCGCATACCTTTAACGCTGCCTCCCACATTGTAGTAGCTGTATCAAAACCGCCGTTAAAAGTGATTCTCTTTTCCGTCCCCCCATTCCCATCGGGCACAAGCTCATTGCAAAAATCAGCTAAAGCTACAAAACTCTCTAAATCCAACCTATTGGGATTTATACCTTCGTATCTCTCAACCGCATAAGCCGTCCCCCCACCATCACCGCTTATAACCGGCTGGGTTAGAATATCATACAATACCCACGCTGGATTGTTGCTGTATTCGATACTCCAAGTTTCCGTCTCATCGTCATAAACCCTAACAACCGCCCCTTCCTGAATTACATCGACTTCAAGCGAACCGGATAACTGGTCTGTAGCCAACGCCTGTATTGCCAAAAGCGAACGCCCTGGATACTTAAAGCCATCCTCCAAAATCTCTCGAACAGAACCAAGCAGCAATCTATCGCCATAACGAGCACTTGTCTCGTCTGATGTATCTTTGCTCACCCTAATATCGTATTTCGTCCCCCTATTTATTGTAACTGGTGAGCCACCTGTATAATTTTCGCTTGCTGTATAGCTTTTCCTTATCGAACTGGTAACATCGTCAGTAATCGTATCATCCACCAGCGTTGACCAATCGTCTGCATCGTGTTCAGACACTTCAATTTTAATATCAATATTATGATTGCTTAACCCCCCCTGATTATTAGCATAGTAAATCCCCCTATCAAAACATAGCTCAACCTCCAAGTCATCAAAATCGTTATCAGGAGTTGTATATACTTCTGAACCGCCACTATTAGTAACTACTCTAAAAGGTCGATATTCTGGCTTTGTCTCTGAAAATAAGCTGACTACCGTCTGCTCTAATGTCCCCCTTTTTTCCTCAATACTTACATCATTATAGTTAGTATATTTCTGTCCATTTATAGTTATATCGTAATTGCTGCCATCCGATTTAGTAATGCCCTTGACCGGCCCCGCCCCCAAAGCAACCAACATATAAAGTAACTGTTTAGTGTCATCGCTATCGTCCGGCTCTGTATAAACGCTGATAACATTGCCATATAGCTTGTTCTTGCCATAAAATTTAGGCACCACTATTCCTTGACGATTTACAGTATGCGGCTGCCATCTATATATTTGTGAAGCTTCTGCATCAAAATCCAGTTTCGGTGTTTGCGGTCCCGGCATTAGTGAGTTTATAAGTATCCCCCCTGCTGCCACAATGGCTGCCCCCATCATCCAAGATACAAGTCCTGCCTCTGCCGCAAAAAAGTTAGCCCCAAGCATAGCGCCTGGTCCAACCGCCCACACAAGCGCAATCATCAATACTGCACCTAAAATATCCTTATCCCCACCTCCACCACCGGAAACAACTGGCATAAAAACTATTTCATCGCCAAGTCTCGGTATTGTAGAATCCCAAAATTCCTTTTCGACCACCATCCCATTTATGCTAATAACAACATCTAAATCGGCAAGGGTATGCTCATCTTTAATTTTTTGTAAGCTCTGACCCCTAAAATCGAGATTTTTAATATCCCGCTCTTTTCGATTAAACGGATTTTTAATTGTTATCATTCTTACCGGCATAACGGTAAAATCCTTCTATTTTGCTTTGCCAGAATTTATGCCTCAATTTCTCCACTGCTACAGAACGCTTCTCCAAGATATGTATAAACGTTTTACCATCCTCTAACACAACGCCCATATGATTCACAAACGGTGGTCTCAAACTAAACGTAACGATGCAAAATGGCTCTGGTTTCTCCAGTTTGATATAATCTTCCTTTTTACTTGCATTTATCGCTTCACTTCTTGCCTGCAAGTCTTCGATAGATTTTTTATTAGGCAGTTCAATACCAGCCCTTCTGCATACTTCACGTGATAAGGTATAGCAGTCGTAGCTTTCACCATGTCCACCTATCTCAAACGGCTTACCCAATAAATCTTCATAATCCATTACGCAATCCTAACCGTTCCGCTACGTATCCCTGGAAACCCACCAAAATTAGTGGAGTTACCTCGTTCCCTACAATCCGCCAATGTTCTATTGCAAATCGCATATCCACACTTTCCGCCTGATGTATAATCTGAATATGACTCGGTATCTATATCAACCGTGAAAGCATTGCCATCCTCGTCTGGGTCTGCATTCTGCACTGTTCCCGATT